CAATAACAAAGGCATCAGGCAAGCCACCCAGCAGTTCCAAGGTTTACAGGACGCAGGCAAAAGAGCTGGCAACGCCCTAAAGAAATCTATCCTGCCTGCCACTGTCGCTATTGCTGCTTTGGGTGCTGTTCTTGTTAGCGCTGTTAAGGGCGCTATGGAAGATGAGGTGGCACAAAAGGAACTAGCCCGTGTTCTTAGGACAACCACTAAAGCAACTGACGCACAGATAGCAGCCGTTGAGGATTGGATAACAGTCCAAGGTCAAGTGCTAGGCATCACTGATGATGAATTGCGCCCAGCTTATGCCGGACTGTTACGAGCTACTGGCAGTGTTACCAAGGCACAGAAGTTGTCAGCCATTGCTTTTGACTTAGCAGCCGCTAAAGGTAAGCCGCTGGCCGCTGTCACTAAAGCCATTGAACAGGCGCTAGGTGGCAACATGGTTGCCCTAGCAAAGTTGGCACCTGAGTATCGAGACATGATCAAGAACGGCGCATCGTTTGAGGAAATCATGAAGAAAGTGGCTGAGGCTACTGGCGGTGCAGCTGCTGGTGCAGCCGATACCGCAGCAGGCAAAATGAAACGCTTAAAGATACGTTTTGACGAGTTGAAAGAAACTGTGGGCTATGCGTTGCTTCCAGTGTTGGGCACTTTGCTTGATTTCATTATGGACAAAATCATCCCAGCGTTTGAGTCATTGGGTGGCCTTATAGGTGACTTTGGTAAGACAATGAAAACCGATGGGGTATCTAAAGCTGTTGGCAAATCTTTTGACAAAGTAGGCACCTACCTAAAGAACGATGCTCTCCCTGCTATTGGTGACGCACTAAACAAAATGGGCAAGGCCCTAGTTGATTGGATTAGACCTAACTTCAAACCAATGATGAAAGCCCTTGGCGGCTTCATTGCTTCTGCTGCTAACTACTTGGTAAACACTGGCCTTCCAACGATGATTGCCAAAATGAAAGTACTTGGACAGGCTCTTGTGGATTGGATTGAGCCAAACATTGAACCCATGTTGCAAGAACTTGGAAAACTTATAAGCACAGTGGTGCAGTGGCTTGTTACTGACGGTCTACCAAAACTCGTATTATTGTGGGCGCAATGGAACGCTGCCATCTTGGGTTGGATGGTTCAGATAGCACCCGAACTTGCTAAGGGATTATTTAAGATGGCTGTTGAGTTGTCTCAAATACTTCCAAAGGTAATTGCAAAACTTGTACCTGTGTTTGCAGAGTTTGGCGTTGCAATGGGTAAGGCAGCAGCTAACGCAATTATTGGACAAATAAATGATGCGTTTGACAGAATTGCCAACATGGCCAAAGGGCCATTGGGCGGCATCTTGCCGGACATTAACGTGCCTAACATCCCTTACCTTGCTAAAGGTGGCATCGTTACGGGCGGCGCAACTCTAGCCATGATTGGCGAAAAAGGCCCTGAGGCCGTCATCCCATTAAACCGCATGGGAGAATTTGGTATGGGTGGTGGCATGAACATCACAGTGCAGACAGGCGTAGGCGACCCTGTGGCTATTGGTAAGGCCGTGTCAGATGTTCTTAATGCTTACAACCGACGCACAGGCAACGCGGCAGCCTAATGGCATACCCAACACCACGCGTCTACATTGCTTTCGATGATGGCCCGTATGTTCTGAGTCCGACATGGACTGAAGTCAGTTCCAGTGTCAGGTCGATGACTATTGACCGTGGCAGGTCTGACGATTGGGGAAACTTCAGCGGTTCCGCAACTGTGGTGCTAAACAACTTCAACCGGTTGTATGACCCGTTTTATACGGCTGGCACTTACTACGGCAAACTGTTACCGCGTCGCCAAATCAAAATCGAAGCTACCTACAGCGCAACTACTTACCCTGTGTTTAGGGGCTTTATTGACGGGTGGCCTCCATCTTGGACTGATGCGGGTAAGGAAGCGTCAGTGACTCTTTCTTGTTATGACGCCATGGCGTTACTTGCTCAGGTGCAGTTGCCTGCTGACTGGTCAAGGTCATACATTCTTACCCAGACCCCACGTCACTACTACCCGTTGGATGACCCTATTATCCAGTTTCAAACTGGCACCCTGACAGACATAGGCACAAGCCCTAGTAACTTGACTTATCAGACCAACGCTGCACCTGGCAGTCAGTTGGCTATCGGGTTGGCTAATGGCTCTCTAGCTGGCGCATCATCTACAGCTCTTAATAATATTGCTACTAACGACCCTGGCTTTGGCTCTCGCCCTGTCGTGTTCACCGCTAACGCAAACTTTACTGTTGCGTTTTGGGTGGTTCCTGAAGCCAACCCTCTTGGGATGATTAGTGGGCAGTGCGCAAACTTTGGTTGGTATATAAACTTTTCGGCAGGCAAGTTCACAACGTATGTGGAGTCTTTTGCTGACCAGGCGTGGTACACCTATACGACCACCACGGAACAACTTAACCAGTCTGAGGCGTATCATTTTGCTTTGGATTGGAACGGGACAGCAAAGATTGCTGGCATCTATGTCAATGGTGTCAATGTTGCCGGCACCAAAACAACCACACTGGGGTTGGTCTTTGCTACCAGTGGCGATTATGTCACTGTCTCCCAAGGCCCAATACAACAAATACTTGTATTCACAGGCACTAGCGCAACTCAAGCAGTCATCCAAAACATCATTAAGTACTCTCAGGCTTCGTTCTATGAAACAACCGCAGCGCGTGTGTCTCGCATCATTGCCGAAACACCATTCAGCGCCAGTCTTGTTAGTGCTAACGGGACTCAATACATTGCCGAAATCACTGATGATGCCCCTTACGCTGGCCCTGAACTACAGCAAACCGCTAACACTGAAGGTGGGCCGTTGTATGTCACCAAGGCTGGGGTGCTGACACAGACCGCGACTTATACACAGTTTACACAGGCCAAATCTTTCACAAGTCAGGCAACCTACGGCGCAGGCGGTTTAGGTTTAGACCCCAATGTTACCATCGAATATGACGGCGATTCAATGCGTAACATTCTGAATGTCACTATGACGGGTGGCGGAACACAGAAAGTTACCGGTTCAGTTTCCACTTCGACATACGGGCAAGCTGCACAATCATGGAGCGCCTACATGCCAACGGTTGCTCAGGCTTCGTTAGTTGGCAATGTGCTAGTGGGCTTTGGTCAGTATGTATTTCCTAAGTTTGACGATTTTCAAGTTGTCCTAAGTCCTGACGGCAACTGGGCATCAACTCTTGGCCTAGAGCTTCTCGAGCGTGTCACTGTGGCGGTGGCACCACCTACAGGCAACACCATCACGCAGGACTTACAAGTCAATCGCATCCGCCACGACGTTGTGCCTGGGCAATGGATTACTACCCTCAATGGTTCTGACCGTTGGGCGTCTGCTTTTAGGCTTGACTATTCAATCCTTAACGGCCCCGATGTGATTGTGTACACTGGCTGAGTATGGCTGTCAAAACTTTTACTAGCGAAATCCTGACCAGTTCAGATACAAATACTTATTTGGCTAACTCTGGGCTTGTGTATGTCACCAACGCATCCGCAACAACAGGCACTTCACTGTCAGTTAATAACTGTTTTACTTCTACCTATTCGGCCTATCGCATAATTGTCAGTAGGGCTTCCCTTGGTGGCACGACAGGCATGAGTCTCAGGATGAGGGCGGCAGGGTCAGACCAGGCAACTTTGTACTACGGCATTAGAAGCGGGTTTGACTACACGACAGGCGTAGTCAGTGTCTCAAATATAAACAACGGCACACAATGGGAACTGCCATTAATTACAGACACGTCAAGTGCTGCCTGTATCATCGACCTTTACAACCCACAGTTGCTTCTCAAAACACAATTCTCAGCACAAGGCTCAGACGCAAGAACTGGCGGTCTCGGTGCCTTGGCGTCAGGCGGAATGATAAACAACGGCACAAGTTTCGACGGCTTCACTATCTTTTCAGCGCAAACAATAACAAGCCTAAACCTCACGGTTTACGGATACAGACTGGGGTAAACCATGGAACTATTAACAGGCACATTCCACGACGCACAAACAGGCGTAACCATTGTCAGGGACTTAACACCCGAAGAAGCTGCACTAATTCCAGAAGCAACTGATGAAACGCCTAGTCCTGCTTAGCCTCACCTTGCTCACCCTGTCAGCCTGTGCAGACCGTGTACGCCACAACTGTGAAAGCACCACAGGCAACGGATTCCTAGAAAGCAAATGCAAATGAAACCCGAAAACCGTTTAACAAACGAAGAAATTAAAGCGCGCCTAATCCTTGTAGTGGGCGTATGCCTATCAAGCGCGTTCCTGTTCTCCATCGTTGCCTTGCTCTACGGCCTTTTGTTTGTAGTACAACCAACCGAGCAAGCCCCCAACGACTCTGAAGCCTGGGCAATTCTTAGCCCCATGCTTATGACCCTTGCCGGTGGCCTTATTGGTCTGCTTGCAGGTAACGGCCTCAAAGACAAACCTAAAGACCCACCAGCCGTACCATGAGCAACCGTAAATACCCCTTTTACCCTTCATGGGATGGCAAAGCCACGTCACCAATCACCAAGAAATTCTATGACCTATGCAAAAGGCGTTGGGCTTTCACAAATTTAGGAATGTACGCCAACCGTCAAATGCGAGCCTCAAAAAACCTCAGCGTTCACGCCACTGGGTTTGCAGTCGATATGGGTTATCCAGCCACACGCGCTGGTCGTGCATCTGCTAAGGAAGCATGGACATGGCTAGTGGAAAACTCCGAGGCGCTCTTGGTTTGTGAAATTCATGACTACGCCTACCGCAACCCTGCACAACCCGACACAGACAAAACCGCCTGGGGGCGTGGCTACCGCTGCAGCCGTGGGCCAGGGGAAAAAGGCGTCAAACTTTTCACCGCGTCAGACAATGCCGGAACGCCTGGAGGTGTTTGGCTTCACGTTGAAATCAGCAACGAATGGGACAACCCCGAAGAATTTGAAGCTGCATGGCGAGCCTTACCTAAGCCAATCAAGAACTCCTGACTCGTTTGAGCGTGGTCAGGGCTAGGTGGTGGGTGCCTTTGTTTCCATTGGGGTATCCACCACCGACTTCGCCTTTTGTGTAAAGTAACCTCAGCCACTCAAATGGCAGAAAGTCAGGGAACATGACAAAACTAACTAACGGCTACGAACCAGCCTTCGATTTCACAGTGGACATGGCCTACGGCAGGGCTGGCGAGGCTGAACTTGTCGAATTCTTTGACGCCGTACAAGGCGCTCAGATTGAAGTGAAGTCCGACAGGTACCGCAATGGCAGGATGGCTGTTGAGACCCAGCAGAACCCATCAGGGCGTGGTTGGCAGGACTCAGGCATTAACGTCACGACGGCACAATGGTGGGCTTACCGTTTCGCCCCAGGTGCTTTTACTTTGGTGTCCGTCTCGAGACTTAAAAAGTATTTACGCATGAACCGCGACCTGCTCCAAAAGCGTGATTTCGCTGCAGGCTCCGAAAACCCGTCTAGGGGGTTTGTGCTGATGCCTGACCAAGTGCAGGAAATGATGACTAGCGAATGGTACGACCAATGACCGATACGCAGTTTATATACAGTTTCATAATGGGATGGGTGTCGTGTTGGTTGTTTCTCAAAATGATGGCAAACCGCTGATGCTTCCAACTTGGGGCTACCTTCCGTTAGTGTCTAAAGACAAATTGACACTCGTTCAAATCTTTACGGATTTGGAAACAGGGGAACATATCAGAATTACAGTGGCCCATCGGCTTGCTCCCTATCTGACTTGGTCGCCGCCTATCGAAGTAGAGAGAACCTGAAACGCATCATGGCACTAGCCCTTCTCGCCGTCCTATCCGTACCAGCCCACGCAAGTGCGGCTTCCAACTCCCACGCCAAATACAAAGCCGTACTCCCAGACGCTTATTATGATCAGTTAGCCCGATGTGAAACTGGTGGCAACTGGCAACACTCAACAAAGTCCTACACAGGTGGTCTTGGCATTCACCGACAGACGTGGCGCACATGGTCAGACACTCCCAGTGCAAAAGGGCGCACGCCCGTCGAGCAAGTCAAGGTGGCTGATGCCATCGCCTTCAAATCCCACATCAACCCAGACGGACGCAAAATCTGGCGCGTTGGGCCTTGGGGTTGGGGT